TGACACATGTGTCACACTTGCGACAGACTGACATGCTCCCTATACGTCGCGAGCGAGTCAACGAGGGGGGCTTCGGATCGGACCAGGACTACGATTCGGGGCAGGCCCTCTACCGTTGCCGGCACTGCCAGCGCGTGGGGCCGATGGAACATCTTGCCCGCTGCTTCGAACAGGTCAGGAGCGATCAGGAAGATTGGGGAGCATGAGCAAGCTGACGCCGAAGCAACAGCGCTTCGTGGAGGAATATCTCATCGACTTAAATGCGACCCAGGCGGCGCTGAGGGCGGGCTACAAGCCGCGGGCGGCGGGACGGACAGGCAGCGAGAACCTCGCGAAACCTCTGATAGGGGCCGCGATCGCCCTGGAGCTGAAGAAACGCCGCGAGCGAACGGTGCGGACGGCTGACGACGTTGTGGCGCGGCTGTACGACATCGTGTTCGCGGACCTGCGGCAGGTCATCGAATGGGATGATGGCGGGATACGGCTGAAGGCCGACGAGGAGATCCCGGACCACGTCCACGGCGCCATCGCGAGCATCAAGGAGAGGCGCACGCGGCGCGTGGGGGCGAACAAGGAGGAGTGGGAGATCGAGTACCGGGAGGTGAAGCTGGTCGAGCGCTCGCCCTACATGAAGCTGCTGATGCAGCATCTGGGGTTGCTGGCGCCGGAGAACCTGAACATCAACTACACAGACGCGAGGCAGCAGACGCTATCCTTGTTGGACTTGGCGTCGCTGACGACGGACGAGCTACGGGCGTTGGCCGCGGGGCCGGTGATCGACCAGGAGGCAGGATGATGCGATGGCTGGCGCGAGCGTTGTGCTATCTCGGGAGGGAGCTGCCGAGGCTGCTGCTGAGCCCCCGGCGGTACCACGGGCCGAGGATGTGAGTGTCGTGCTAGAATCCAGCTAGCAGGGTCCCCACAGCCGGGGACGAGCGCCGAAGACCGAGCGCCGTCTGTTCTTCAAGCGAAGGATGGGCGGCGTTTTTTGTTGCCCTGGAGGCGGCGTGACGCAGCTAACGACGGAGACGATCGACGGCCGGGTAGAGCGGGTGCTCCAGGAAGATGACCCGGAGCTGCTCTCCGACCTGCGCGAGCGGCGCCGGGAGCAGCTCGAACTCCTCTACCCAGAGCCGGAGTTGGCGGATATCCAGCGGGAAAAGACGGACCTGGAGGCCGACTTCTCCACGTACCACGAGCTGGTGAACGAGAACCGCGACCTGCGCTACCAGCGGGACACGCTGCCGGAGAAATGGCAGCAGCACCTCAAGGACGGCCGCCGGGTGCGCACGCGGCTGACGCACAACGAGATCATGCGGGTGGTGGCAAGCCAGACGCGGAACCCTCCGCGGGTGCACTACGACCCGGCGGGCAGTGGTCCGAAGGCGCGCGAGCGGGCCGAGAAGCGCTCGCGCTGGATGGACGAACTCCTGCCCACCTTCGAGCGGTTGTCGCCCCGGCCGCTGCGGCGGCGCTACAGCGACGCGCAGGCGAGCGATGGGCTGGGTGTTGTCGAGCTGGTGCTCACCGACGCCTACGAGAAGCTCGACACGAGCAAGCGGCGCACGGTGACGAACCCGGAAACGGGCGATGAAGAGGAGGAGAGCGACAAGGCGTACCTGGAGCGCACGGAGGAAGAGCTGAAGGCGGCGGGCTTCCCGCTGCGGCTGCGGCACCGGGACTGCCTGTCGGTGCTCTGGCGCGAGGATGACGAGGGCGTCTGCAAGCTGCTGTTCACGGAGCGGAAGGCGTACCGCGAGGTCTATGCGGAGCTGCGGAAGACCAAGAGCCAGGAGCAGCTCGCGCAGTTGCGGCTCCCCCGCCCGGCGGACCCGGGCACGCCCGCGGCGGCCACGGCGCCGCAGGAGCTGCGTGGCGAGGTCGAGTGCATCACCTACTACGACCGGCGCTGGTATGCGTACGTCGTGGAAGGCCGCATCGCCGATGGGCCACGCGAGCACAAGATGCCCGGCGTGCCGGCCTTCCTGTTCCATGGGATGGTGACGAGCTCGCCGAACATGAGCGAGATGCTGCAGGGCGTGACCTGGGGGATGAGCGGCATCGAGCTTGCCCTCAACGACCTGCTGACGCTGGGGACGGACACGGCGTTCGCGTACTCCAAGCCGCGGATCGCCGTGAAGACGCCCGCCGACGGCCGCCTGCTGATGGGGCAGGACAAGAAGCCGCGGGTGCTGGACTTCAGCGATCCGAGCCGGGTGGAGCAGTTGAACCCCGGGCAGGAGATCACCGACGCCACGGCGGGGTTCAAGCCGAACCTCCCGCGCGATGTGATGGACACGCTCATGGGGCTCTGGCAGCGCTCGGGGTTGAACCCGATCGCGCAGGGCGAGAGCCCGGGGGCAGACCCGGCGGGCTACACGGTGAACTCGCTCATGGGTGCGGCTCAGGCCATGTACGAGGTGCTCCTCGACAACGAGGCGCGCACGTGGGGGCGCATCTGCGACTTTGTGGGGCTGGTCATCCGGGACACGCTCCAGGAGGCGGTCTACCTGTCGGTGCCGGTTTCGGAGCAGGGGCGGCGCGGGCAGCGGCGGGAGTGGCTGCGGCTGGGGCCGGAGGACATCGACGACACGAACGCGATCGTGACCATCGATCCCTTGAGCGATGCCAACCGGCTCGCTATCCGGCAGTCGCTCACGCAGGGGTACAAGGACAAGATCGTGCCGCGGCGCGAGGTCCAGGAGAAGGGCTACGGCGCCGAGGACGCGGACGCCTGGGACGAGGAGATCATCGAGGATGCGGCGATCGACCAGCTGAGCGCGCTGCTGATCGAGGTGGCAAAGCAGCGCGTGTTCGGGATCGCGTCGCCACCGCCGGAGCAACAGGTCATCTACGGACCGAAAGGTGAGGTCATCAGCGGCGCGCCGGGGGCGACGCCGGCGCCGCCCAACCCATCGACGGTGGGGCCGGGCGCTTCCGAGGCGTCGCGGGCGTTTGAGCGAGGGCAGGGGCCACGGGCGCTCGCTCCGGCGCGGGCGCTTGCGGGCCAGGGCCAGGGAGCCCGTGTCCAGGCCAGGGAGGCGGGATAGATGGCAGGCGACGGTGGAAGGATGAGCGCGTCTGTGTGGAATGCCCGGGAGGACCGGATCGTCGAGCGAGCGCTGGAGATTATCGAGTTCCTGCAGGAGGGGATGCTGGCCGACGGGTACCCGCCGTTCCACGAGCCGCGCAGCGAGCGGGACGAATACGACGAGCTGGCAGCGCTGAAGGCGGCCGGGCATCCATCGTTCTGGCAGTCGCCCGAGGCGCAGGCGCGGTTCCTGGAGTTGATGGCGCGGTACGGGCCGCCGCCGGCGCCCGCGCCGAGTCCGTTGGGGGTGACGATGTGAAATACGGAGACTGCGCGGAGATGCTCGGGGCGCGGGCTCACGCCGAGGGCGAGAAGGTCTGTCGCAGGTGTGGCCGCGAGCTGAAGGGACGCCAGCAGGCTTGGTGTTCCCGGGCGTGCGCCACGTGGTGGATGCAAAACCACTGGTTCTCAAATGCCCGGCGAGCCGTCATACGAGCCCGTAAGGGCCTCTGCGTGCTCTGCGGGGGGCGCGGGTCAGAGGTCGACCACATCCAGCGTGCTTTCGGGGCGCACCATCAGGCGTCCTGCCTGCACCATCACGAGAACCTGCGCGTGCTCTGCAAGCCATGCCACCGCGGAGTGACGAACGCGCAACTGCGCGACGACGCCGCCCGCCGAAGGGGCCGCGGACAACGCGAACTGCTGGGGGTGATCTGAGATGGTGTTGGTGTCAGACATTGGCGCCGGCGGGCCCGTGGACCCGGCCACGATTCTCGGCAAGCAGAACCCGAGCGTCGAGGAGCAGGCAAGCCTTGCGGACCTCATCGTCGAGGAAGTGCTCAACCAGCGCCCCGACCCGAACGACCCACGCTACAAGGAGCGGAATGCCGACGGCTATGCGGTGTACAACTACACGGATGAAGTGACCCTTTGGTTAGAGGCCGTGCAGCAGGCCGCGACTGCGTCTGCTTCCCTCAAGGAGTTCACGCAGGGCCGGATCACGATGCCGGACGGCACGATCCGGCTGCTGGGGACGGCGACCCCTGAGGAGCTGGCCGTCTTCGAGGAGGCGAACCGGCAGGTCTACCGCAACCTGCTGAACCAGTACGGGCTCGACCAGTACCAGGTGGACAAGGACCGCGCGCAGACGGATTTTCAGAACAAGCTCGATGCCCTGGACGCTTCGCTGGCGCTCGACGAGACGCGGCTGGACCAGGCGACGAAGAAGATCGACCGGCAGCTTGCAGGGCAGCAGGAGAGCCGGCAGCGCGCGCAGCTCGTGTCGGACACGAAGCGGCTGGCGGCGCCGTATGCGACCACGGCGGGGAAGACGAGCTTTTCGGCCTCGGACCTGGGCGGGAGCCTGCTGGCGCTGGCTGGGCAGGCCGGCGTCGATGGGCGGCAATCGCTGTTGAACTATCCCGCGCTCGTGACGCTGGACCCTGAGGGGGACCTGTCACGATTCGACGCGCAGGGAGGGGTCTCGGGTCCACTCCCGGGGATTCCCGACCTGCTAACGGCGGGTGGAGCGCCGGGAGCCCCGCAACTCCCCGGCGCTCCCCGTCTGCTGGCGCCGGAAGCGCCGTCGAGCCTGTTGCAGCTCGCCGGGCAGTCAGGGGCGCCGTCGCCTGTACCGGATGCGGGGGCATCGCTGCTGCAGCTTGCGGCGCAGAGCCTCGCGGGCGGGACCCGCAGCCTGCTGGACATGTTCGGTGGGGCGGTGGGAAGCGATGGGACGGCAGCGCAAGGTGGGACGCCATGGCAGACGAAGGCGCTGGTGGGCGCCGGGCAGGGCATCAACGCCGTGCGTAACCCGCCTGCCATGTCGCTCGCGCAGTACCTGGGAGGGCTGATCCGATGAGCTCGTCACCGACTTCTGGCGTCCAGGTGCTTGGCGGGACGCAGGTCCCGCTCGATCTGGCGTACATTCTCGACCTCGTGGCCGGGAACCGCCTGACGGCGCGTGGGGAATGCGCAGACGATCCCGGAACCGGTGCTCGTGGTCGAGCGGGGAAAATTTGTCGTCAAACGTTACATCCTGCGCTTGCAATCCGTGCGGGGAAATATCGCAATGATCGAGCTTGAAATCGCTGATTCCGAAGGCACAATCAACAAGGATTCCCGTCCCATCCTCAAAAAGAATAATTTGGCGCGAGTTTTTGGCGATGACCGGTTGCGCCATTTTCAAGTGCTGGAGATTCAGAACGGCAAGCGTGAAGCAAAGGTGATTTTCTCGAATAATGTGGAGTTGGGCGTTCACGCCACGTTGACCTTTGAGAGCGAGGCCGGGCAGGTGATTTCAGAAAGAACCTCAAAGCCGGTGGTTGCGACATATCCGGTGTTCAATTTGCTGGATCGCGCCAGCCGTGAACTCGGTCTGACACGGCCAACGTTGAACGCCATCTTCAAAGGATTGCATGACGAACACAAGAAGATGCTCTTGCGCAATCCCGAAGGGTTCGCCGGCATTTTCATTCAGCAAATCAGGGAGGCGTTGGCGGATCACATTGTGGAACGCATTGAGTTCATCGTGGAAGACGGGAGAATTGAGCGCAATTTGGAGAAGCTCTTTCCGCTCAAAAAGGCTTTTGCGCAGAGAGAACTGGAGGAAGCCGACGAGCGCACGCTGTATTATTTGCTGCAAGCCGACTCGGAGGCGGGGCGAAAGTTCGTGGTGCAAGCCGATTCTGAGGTGGAACGCGTGTTTGTAAAGCGGATTGTCAGGCCGGATGACAAGGTTGTATTCTATTTTAAATTTCCGGCTGCCTTTAAAATCAAAATGCCCAAAGTGGTCGGCAACTACAATCCGGACTGGGGCATCGTTCGTTTCGATGGCGACCGGCGCTGCATTCTCCAACTCATCCGCGAGACCAAATACAAGCACGAAGATTAGCTGCGCTTCCCGCACGAGCAGCGCAAAATCAAGTGCGCACGCAGACACTTCAAATCCATGGGCATCGACTATCGTCCCATC